GATCTTGGCACCGACCTTGGCGTCACCGCCCTTGGCATAGCCGTCGACCATGCCGCCGCCCATGTACTTCATCTTGGTGCTGTCTTTGTAGCCGTCCATGTCACTTACCTTTCTTGCGGGCCGCAGCCAAGTTATCGACGAGGTTAGGATAAGGACGGCCCGCCGAAGCCGCACGTGCCTTAGCAGATTTCTTGCGCTTCACCGATAGACTTTTCGGCTTGCCGAGATCCTCCGGTCGTTTCTTGTCCCACACGGGTTTTACGGCAAAGCCGCCTTTGGCAAGATTGCGGGGGTCTCCAGCAACAGCAAAAGCGCCCGGAGCTATACCCCCTTGCGCGGGTGGGCCTACCTGCTGGCTTGGAATAGCCGCCTGCTGACCCTGCGCCTGCGCATACCGTGGGTTTACTGGAGCAGGCCCACCAATTACGCGAGACGGTGTCGAGAAATCAGCCAAACCGCTCTTAACAAGCCGATCCATGTTCAAGGGCGGTGGCATCTGGCTCTGCTGCTGCCGCTGCGGCGTAGGCAGGGCCATACCTTGGCTCAGACCCGACATAGGGCTACGACCTGCGGGGCCAAAACCTTCTCCGGCAAGAGGCTGACCAGTTGGGCCGATGCGGTTGCTGTTCTGCGCCATATCAATAAGACGCTTGAAATCAAGATGGCTCGGTGCCGCCGCAGGCGGCGCTGCGGACGGAGAAGTGCCTTGCGAACCACCGCCCATACCACGCATACTCTGGAGATATTTGACAAGGTTGTCCTGCCCCCCTTGAGGCGATACGACCGGCCGCGCCGCCTGTGGCGGCTGCCGTACGTAGCCAGACATACCTAGCATACCGCCGCCGGCACCGCTCTGTTGGGGCATAGACTGCGGACGCTGCGGTGGCGCAAAATCGGCCAAACCTCTCGAAGTAAGCCGATTAACACGGTCTTGCATACTTCCGAGGGGTTGGTTCATCATCTGCGGACGCTGTGGGAGCCTCTGCGGGAGCATCTGCGGACGCTGCTGGGGCATACCGCCGCCTTGCGGGTAATAGCCCGGAGCATAACTAGACATGCCACTTACCTTTTTTAGAATGCCCAATGGGGTTCCCGTAGCTCATGTCAGCAGTCCCACTTGCGCAGTGCCAGCGCCTTGCGCGTCGGCTTACCGCTCTCGTCCTTCATCGGGCCTTCCATGCCACCCATGCGGGCGCAGAAGCTCTTGCGCCTGGCAGCGGCCTTGGGCGACTTCGCGGCCTGCTTGGCGCTGACGGGCGGCTTGATGTCCTGCCCCTGCGCCTTCAGCGACGCGCGACCCTTGGCGTTGAGGCCACCCTCGGGGTTCTTGCCCTCCTTGCGGGTCCACGCGCCGCCACCGGAGGCGTATTCTTCGCGCTTGACGGCGAAATCACCGCCGCTAACCATGCCACCCTTCTTGAATGGCATACTAAACCCCGCGTTAACGCCGCGCTGCGCCGGGTTCACGCCCACGCCGGCAGAAAACTTCGGCGAATTGTAGCCAACGCCGACATTCGTCACCTGCGGCCCCATTGAGGGCATATTTGGCCCCGCGCCCATGCGGCTGACGCCCAAATTGGCGTTGAAACCGCCTCCAAGGGGCGCATTGACGTTCAGTTGCTGCATCTGCCGATCACCCTGCACGTTCACGCGCTGGCTCAACTGCTGCATGAGGTCCGGATCGGGCAGAACGGGCTGCATCTGGCCCAGTCTCGGGCTGCGAGGCTGTGACACGGCGTCGTTGATCTCATCGCGCGCACGCATTGCGTTGAGATTGAACGAAAAGGCGTCGTCCACGTTATGCAATCCTCTCGGCGACGAGAATAACCGACGGGACAGCCGGCGCAATAGCCCCGGCGGCTAGGAAATCAAGCGTCACGGCCACGTTTTCGGGCAGCCACATGATCTCAATATACTGCGCCGCCGTCACCTGCTCGTAAAAGACGATCTGGGACAACATCGCGCCACCATCAGCAGCCTTGGGCACGTTCACAACGCTGGCGGAGTTGGTGATGTCGGTGCCGTTCTTGCGGAACCAGAACGTCGCGTCGTGATCGTTGGTGTCCGTGTTCTTGAACTGGAAGCTCGGCGCAAGGGCGTAGGTGCCAGCCGCCGCAAAGGTGATGCGTGTCGGATTGCCGCTGCCGTCGTTGGCAATGGTGATGCCGGTGCTGAACACCACGTTCTCTAGCTTGACCGCCGTAGCCACCGAGATGCTGCCGGTCTGATCGGTGTTGCTGAACGATGAGATAAGCGCACGGCCCGCCAGGGATAAGAACGGCATTGCCGTGGCGCTGTTGCCAATGTCGGCAGCCGCTACTTTCTTTGACGATGAAGACTGCACCGTCTCAAACAACTCAGTGCCAGCCAGTGGAGTGCTGGCCGCAGTGAGATCGGTGATCTTGACGTTAGCCATATCAGGTCAGCCTCTTAGGTGATGGACTGCTGCGTGATCGTCAGCCGCAGGGTGCCAGTGCCAGACGCCGTGTTAAGGCGCACGGCCCGCATCAGCGTATCGGTGAATGCCGTCTGACTTGTCGATGCCCCAGTAAGCGCAGCCACCGGGTGCGGTGCAGCGAGTTGGGTGATCGACGTGTCAAACGGGTCTTCGTTGGTGAACTCAACGGAATAGTTAGCGGAGCCGCTCAGGAGGTTGACCGAGATGGTCGTCACCTGATTGCGCGCGTAAATGTCGAGCGGGATAAAGTCACCCGTGGACGCCCCGGTGACGACAATGGTTTTCTGAATTGGGCGCATGTGCCGTTTCCTTTATTATGCGCCCACCCACCTCATCAGAGCGGGCGGGCGCAAATACCACAAGCGTTTAGGCTACGGTCGTTCCGTAGTTGGAGACGATCATCCAGCCCTGCGTGGTGAAATACTGAAGCACAACCGCGTTGCCGACAGCCGTGAAGGTCACCGTAGCAAAGCCGGTCGCCGCGACGGGCGTCAGGGTGCCGTCGCCGCCGTCAACGATCATGATGATGGTTAGGATTTGGCCGTTGGTGCCGGCAGCCAGCGTCAGGGCGTTCGCGGCAGTCGTGGTCAGGCGCACGGTCGAAGCAGTGACCGGAACAGCGCCTGCGCCCGAGCGGGCTGCAACGGTGCCGAACGTGCGGCCAGTCAGGTCACCAGTTACGTTGCCAGTGGTGTTGCCGGTGACGGCACCAATGAAGCCATTGGTCGAGGTTACCGGGCCGGAAAATGTGGTCGAAGCCATAGCTCAATCCTTTTGCACAAGTCGCTCGTCAGTCTGTGCAACGTCCGCTAGGCCGGTCTGACGAGCTAGGTTTATCCTAGGTCACGGTAGCCATAACACAAAGCTAAGTGCGCCGCCATACCCAACGCGGCAAACGCAAGAGACAAGAAAAAACCCCCGGCGCTTCCACACCGGGGGTCGAAAAGTCTAACTTTTCAAGGCTTTGGGTCAGATACCCGGCGTGCCGTAAACGCCGCGCGGATCGGTGAAGCCGAACGCATAACGCTCGGTCGCCTTGTAGCGCATGGAGTCAGTCTCGAAGTCGCCTTCCATTGACTTCTCAAGGCCGCGACGCATCGCGAGCTTGAGACCTTCGGGCGCATCGGTCTGCACCCAGAACGCGGTGGTCGAGGTGATACGCGACAGGTTGGCCTGACCTTCAGACAATAACCCGAGACTTTTCACTGGGTTAATATCATTGTCAGCAGTGCCAGCACGCAGCACAGACTTGAGGAGAACCTCAGCCTGGAACACGTTGCTTGGACCCGTAACGATCTTCTTCGGCGTCAGGCGGATGCGCTTGCCGTTGTTGTCAACGGCGTTGCGGATCTGGATCAGCAACTGCTCAAGCGATGTCTGCGACAGAGCCGCAGCAACCGAAAGTTCGTTGCTGAACGTGCCGTTGGCGGTCGGGTGGTTTGTGGCCACAAGCGACACGCCATCGCCACCCGGAAACGCACCGTTGAAGGCGCGGTTCAGGATGTTGGCACCGAGGGTCTCCTTCGTCTCGATCAGCGACTGTGCGAGGTGACGCGCATAGGTCTGACCGATACGGATGTGGTCGCCGTCTTCCACCAGAACCTTGGTCAGCGCGAAGGCGAGACCAAAGACCTTGTAGACGTAACGCTGAATAAACAGCACGCCGCCCGACTGGTAGGTGACCGGCATACCGTCCGGAAGTTCCGGTGCGGCGCCGAATCCGTAGAGGACAGGCTCTTCATGGTAGTTCCGGGGGATGCCCTTGAACTCCTTGAATACCTGCGCCCACTCATCGGCACGCTGTTCGTAGATGCCATTGAACTCTTCGTTCAGGATCGGTTCGACGATTGAACGAAAGTCCGTACTGCGCATTGGCATAGCCATGGTTCATGCCCTCCGAGTTAAATGGCAGCGATGTTGGCCACGAACTGATGTTCGCTGACCTGCACCTGTGCGATGACGTAAGTGTCGCCAAAAGCATTGTCCGGGCCGGTCGTGATACCGATCAGGCGGACAGAAGCGTTGGCGGCGGCGGAGGCCACATCCAGAGCCTGCGAAGACAGGCCAGTGGTAGTGTTGCCGGCAATGGCAGACAGGTCATACTGCTTGCCGATGTCTGCGACAGTCAGAGCGGCGTTGCTCTGAACTTCGTAGACAATGGTCGGATCAAGCGTGACGTAAGCCACGATGTCCGTGCCAGCCTGCGATGCGGTGAACTTATTCGACACGCGGCGACGACCGTCGCTGTCGGTAAACTCAACGCCCTGGAACGTGCCGATGAAGGCTGCCCCAACCGCAGATGCTACAATGGTGCCTTCGGTTTCGCCGCCGCCAGTTGACGGGGCGATACGAACCGGCTGGTTCTGGAAGATGTTCGACGCATAGCCCGACGTAATCGTGAAGGCGGTGGGACGGATCACACCACTTGGCGAGTACGATGGGCGCAGACCGAACGGTGCATTAACCGTAGTCGACATGAGCCTTGTTCCTTAGAAAAGGGTTTCAGGGATTGACGGCACTAAGCAAAAACGCCTCGCGCCGGAGCTTGACCATACATGCCCCCCTCGCCATCTTCGATGAGACGACCACCAGACCGCTCCGCCTGTTCCCGCAGAAGTTCTGCGGTCTCAGCCAGTTTGTTCTCCTCGCGCATGGGTGCATCGTGGTGAGCCTCCTGCATGTACCGATAGTACAATGTCATAGGCAGCTTCGCCGCGATCATCTCGTTGACGGCCACGCAACCGACGTATTCGCCGGTCTTCAAGGTGACCAATTCCATACCTGGCACGTCCCCGGCACGAATCAATTCGTAACCCAGACGCAGGCGGTGTTGGATCGTGTCGCCCTTGTTCGTCGTCGTCAGCCAGCACACATGATATCCGGGGATATCTGGAATGTTGGGCAGTGCATCGTTGTACAACTGCATTCGGAACATTTCGAGCCGCTCATCTTCCGAAATCTCGCGGTCCTGCGTCGTGCGCCGGTCCTGCGTCTGTCGGGATTGACGACTAACACCTGGTTCCTTCTTCAGGCGTCCGTCCATATAATCGTTTGTATCTTCAGACATTAGCTCTCTCCTTTTCAGCGAGCTGGATTGCGATCATATTCTTGGTACGCCTTCAGTAGGCGCTTGCGAGCAACAGGGTCGTCCCAAGCACCAGCCTCGATCATAGCCTGTTTGCGATCCGGTGTCACTACCACCTCGTTGCGTGTGCTGGTGGGCGCATACTCGCGTGTATTGCCGGTCGGCGGTGCCTTACGGCGGGGCGTCCTCTCAGACCCGGCAGGCTCGTCAGTGTCGACATTCACACGACTGGCAACGCGCCGCGTCAGTTCATGCCAATACTCCGCCGACGCCGGGTTCCAGCCCTCACGAACCATTCGGTCGTCAATGGTCTTGGTGATCGCGCTGTCCTCATCGCGGGCGCTGGGGTCGTACCACGGGTTGGCCTCCAGCCACTGCTGCGCGTAACTCTGCACACGCGGGTCAACGCGCGGGGCAACCGCCTGCTTGGCGGCTTCCTCGACGCGCTGCTTGTAGGCAGAGAGTTGGTTCGCACGGTCGCGCGCCTCATCACGCAGCCGCATGGCCGTCGTGACATCGTCGCCGTTGCCCGCATTAATGGCTTGCGCCATGATCATCTCAGCCTGCCGCGCCTCGGCCAGTGCGTGCTGCATCTGCTGCTCCACGCCCGCCGCGTTCTGGCTCAGGGTGTTGCCCTCAACCGCAGACATGCGCTTCATCAACTCGGCGTTCTGCTGGCGCAGATAGGCAAGCTCCTGCTGCGACCGTTCCTTCGCAGCCTTCTGCACCTGCCGGCGCTTCGTGCGCGTGTCGCGGGTGCGGCGGGTCTTGTCCACAATCTCGCTCTCGGAATCGTCTTCCGAGACGCCCATGCGGCCCTCATCATCGCCGTCATCGTCATCTTCGTCGGAATGCGCCTCGGCCCGCTCGGCCTGCTCAGTCCCATCGGTCTCTACAATGACAATCTCGTCGTCGTCTTTCTCGTCTACTGCATTGGTCATGATCGGCTCCTTCCAGCCTTATGGATTAGACAAACGCCTTCATGGCGAGCGGATCGCCAGTGACCTTGCCAATCAAATCCAGATCGTTGAGGATTACGAAGATGATCTCCTGATCATCGTCGATCTTTACCGTCCACTTGTCGCCACCGTACTTGGGGACGCGGACGTAGTCCCCCGGCGTTGCCCATGAGCCTTCCGGCCACGGCTCCTGCGTATTGCGGTTCTTAAAGGCCAAGTCGCCAATGGCGATGACCTTCGCAACCTGCGTGTTCCAAATCTCGGTGTCCTTGGTGTCGCCGGTCAGGATGATGCCGCCAGCCGTCTTGCGCTTGGCCAGACGGATTTGACACAACACGCGGCTGCCAAAGGGACTTACCCCCGGATCAACGTCCGGGAATGCCTCCGCCAGGCTGCCATACGCAAACATTACTTTATTGATCACATAGTCTTGCACGGGTGCTCCTCCGCTCAAGTGGTTACAGATTATAGTCTTTTCGTTCGTTCTCCGCGACCATGTCGATCAACACGGTTTTGGCCAACTCAAGACCAGCGAATATGCCGACGACACGCCCGTATTCAAACGTGTCGCGGCCTTGAGGCTGTTGCAACGCATCGCGCGCCAAATCGGTTTGCGATTGCTCCAGTCGTTGCAAGAAGACCTCAATTCTCATGCAGGCGTCTTGGGCGAACTCTTGCCGCCCAGTGCGCCCTTGCCGGCGCCCGTCTCAACCGCTTCGCCCATCGCCAGACGCTTGTGCATCGGGATGGCGTCATTGCTGACCGGCTTGCCCTTGGTGTCGTACTTCATCGTCACTCTCCTCTAGGGGTTGATACCTGTACCCGTTGAAACGCCAAACCTCTCGCCCGAGACGACCTCCAACTTCGCCAATTCCATCGCAGTCAGATTGTCCTGCGTGTTCATGGCTTGGCGCGCCGTCATCTCGTTGGCCCGAAGCTGGTTGTCGACCTGATCTTCAGCCGCTGCCGCCGCGAGACGCGCCTGCTCCTGCTGCGCATCGAGACCGAGCTTGGCCTGATCGATCTGCAACTTGGCCTGACCAAGCTGCGCCTTCTGCTGGCTCTCGGACGCCGACAGTTGCAACTTCTGGCTGTCAATCTGGGCGCGCATCTGGTCGCGCTGCGCCTGCTGCTGCAACTGCTGCATGACCGCCTGCGTGTTGGGGTCGGGCTGCGGCGGTGGCGAGAACGACTGCATGACCTGCTGCGCCTGCTGGATGACGCCCGGTATCGCCGCGAACACCTCGCCGGCACTCTGCGCCACCGTCTGCGATGCCTCGGCCAGCATGGCGTCAAACGCCCGCTTGTCTTCCGGCGTCTTCAACTCCTTCAGCATGTCGCCGATGTCGCCGCCCGTCGCCTCGTTGCCGAGTTCGAACACGCTGGCAGCATACCACATGGCGATATGCTCTTTCAGGTGGTTCATCATGTTCGGCAGATAGGCTGGCGCAATCAACTGGCTCATGCCCAAGGCGGGCGACATCATGTAGGCCAGGTGCGTCTTGAGGTGCGCGACGTGGTCCTGCTCAGGGAAGGCCACAATCGGACGGCCCATTGTCGCCGCCACGTTTTCATTGACGGCGTTCTGCTCCTTCGGCTCCATCGCCGGGTTCAGCAGTTCCTTGGCGTTCGGGATCTTCAGCGTGTCGAGGATGCGCTCCTCAACCTTGCGCTGGTTGTAGAGTTGCGGCATTGCCGCCGCGCGCTGGGCCACGGCCTGCACCTGCGCGAAACGCTGCGCCTCGGAGAAGATGTTCGGGTCGGACACCGGCACCACGTCGAGCGGCCCGTCGAAGTCTTCGCGGGTGGCCAGTTCTTCGCCGATCTCGGCCTCGACCTCCTCGTCGTCAAGATACATGCCGTTGAGGCGGTGCAGGATTGCCAGCAGCTTCTGCATCGAGTTGTGCAGGCGCGCGTGGATGGCGCTGAACACGACCATGCCCTGCTCGATCTTGGCCAGCGTCGTGCCGACCGGCGCGTTGGCATTGCCGTCGGCGATGTCCTCCATGCTGGTGCGGATGACGCCCTTGCCGGCGTCGACGAGGAAGCCGAGCAACTGGAACAGCACCGCCGACGGCGGGTTGTACGGCAGTGGCATGATCAGCTTGCGGATGTCGTCGGCAGCCAGGCCACCCTCGATCTCCATCACCTGCGTCGGCTGTATCTCAAGGCTCTGCCCGCCGCGCGAGCCGCCCTTCAGCTTGAGCATCGTCTGGCTGTTGCTGATGTGCGCGCTGTCAAGCAGCGCCCGCAACGCGCCCGTCGATGCCGCCGCGATGCCGCCCACCATGTGCGGCAGGCCAATCGGGTACGCACCGCGCCACGGCACGAACGGAAACTCAACGAACCACAGCAGTTCTTCCTGCGCCCGGTCCAACTCATCCCAGTTGCGGTAGATGCTCAACACCTTGCCGCTCGTCTTGTCGACGCTGATGATGTAGGGCAGCAGGTCGTCGCCCTCGATGTCGGCGACCGTGTAGATTTCGTAG